TGTTGGACCACAACTAGAAAAGAACATACAGAAAGGGTTAAAAGAGGATTGACTAAAGAAAATAACTTCTATAGTTACTGTGCTAGGAAGATTAGAGAATTAATGGATTTATTTCCAGTTGTTCATATCGCTATGGATGCACAGGGCGGTGGCTATTCTGTAGCAGAAGCACTGCACGATTTTAATCAATTAAAAGAGGGCGAGACTCCTATTTGGCCCATAATAGATGAAGATAAGCCACAGTCATCTGATGATGAACAAGGACTACATATTTTAGAGATGTGCCAGTTCGCAAAGTATGATTGGTACTCCGATGCTAATCATGGACTAAGGAAAGACTTAGAAGATAAAGTTTTGCTATTCCCAAGATTTGATCCTATCACTATCGGTATTTCTATTGAAGAAGACAAGGTAAATAATAGATTGTATGACACATTAGAAGACTGTGTTATGGAAATAGAAGAATTAAAGAATGAGCTATCACTTATTGAAGTTACTGAAAGCGTAAATGGAAGAATGAGATGGGATACGCCAGAAGTTAAGATTGGCGTTGGTAAGAAAAAAAGAATGAGGAAGGACCGTTATTCTTCTCTCTTGATGGCAAATATGTCTGCTAGAAGTATAAACTTTGAAGAAAAACAATCTGTATATAAGGCTTATGGTGGTTTTGCCGCTGTTGATAATACTAAAAAGTTTGAACGCGCCACTTTCTCTGGACCAAATTGGTTTACTTCACAAATGAATGACATTTATTAGAATTTCTGGAGTATAATAGATTAGTCTGATTGTTATTCAATTGTAAATAAACTACATACAGATTAAGAGGATAAAAATGGCACCAGAAAATAAAGTATCTAAGGAAGAAAAAAATCCATACATATTCTGGACATCAGCAGAAGATCAAGGGGCTGCTTTTGATAAAACTGCTGGTAACGTAGATAGTTATGATGGAATCATGAGTTCAACTGCAAGTCGCAGATCATATATTGATATTGAACCAAACATTTCTGTTAGAACTGATTTTCTGAAGGACGATTATTACAGGTTCCGTCCATTTGAGGAACCCGCTAGTAATTTTAAGCAAGCTATGTCAATGTGCATGAAAGCATATGATAGAGTTGGCATAGTAAAGAATGTGATAGATCTTATGGGAGATTTTGCATCACAGGGAATAAGTCTTAATCATCCAAACAAACAGGTTGAGCAATTCTATCGCAAGTGGTGGAATATGATTGGTGGTGGAGAAAGATCAGAAAGATTTTTAAACATGCTCTATCGCTGCGGTAATGTTGTCATTCATAAAAGATATGGCAAAATAAATAAAAAGCAACAGCGAGAAATGTCAAAGGCTCAAGAGGATCTTATTAATTTTGTGGAACAGAATGTTACCAAGAAACATATACCTCTTAGGTATGATTTTTTAAATCCAATTCAAATTGAAGTTGATGGTGGATATGCTGGTGCTTTTAGCGGGGAGAAAGTCTTCAAGATGAAGATTACCCATTCTGTAAGAAAGTCATTTGAAAAGAATACTCAATATGCAGATAAACTACCAAGTCCTATCAAGGACGCTTTAAAGAATCAGAAAAATTATATCACTCTAGATCCAAATGCTACAGAAGTATTTTATTACAAGAAAGACGATTGGGAGTTATGGGCTAATCCTATGGTTAATGCAATCATAGATGATATTATGATGCTTGAAAAGATGAAGCTTGCAGACATGTCCGCATTAGATGGTGCTATTTCAAACATAAGATTATGGAGACTTGGCAATCTTGAGCATAAGATTCTACCAAACAAGGGTGCTATTGACAAGCTTAGAAATATTCTTGCAAGTAATGTTGGCGGCGGTACTATGGATTTAGTTTGGGGTCCAGAAATTGACTTCAAAGAAAGTAATACTCAGATTTACAAATTCTTAGGTGCTGAAAAATACCAGCCAGTTCTTAATAGTATCTATGCAGGCCTTGGTATTCCTCCTACACTCACTGGATTAGCTGGACAGTCTGGTGGATTTACAAACAACTTCATCTCTTTAAAGACATTAATAGAGAGGCTAGAGTACGGAAGAGATCTACTACAAAGATTCTGGGAGAAAGAAATAGTATACATACAAAAGGCTATGGGGTTCAAAACTCCAGCAACCTTACACTTTGAACATATGATCTTATCTGATGAAGCCGCTGAAAAGAATTTATTAATACAACTCGCTGATAGAGATATAATTTCTGTTGAGACACTGAGAGATCGTTTTGGTGAGCTTCATGATATTGAAGACTCAAGAATTAAGACTGAAGGTAGAAAAAGAAATAGAAGACAAATGCCATCTAAAGCTGATCCATTCCATAATGGCAATATTGATTCTGAGTACAGAAAGATTGCTTTACAAAAGGGCGAGATTGGTATTGACGATGTTACTACATTAAAACCAAAAGAACCTGAAGTTGTGGATAATCCGCAAACACCAGACCAACAAAACAAAGAAGAACAACAGCCTAAAGAAAATGGAAGACCTCCGTTTACAAAGGATTCAGAACCACGTAAACAAAAGAGAGTATTACCAAAGAGTAAACCAGCAGTATCTTCAGTAATGGTATGGAGCAATGAAGCTCAAAAAATTATTTCAAATATTGTTAATCCGGCGATGTTAAACTACTATAATAAGAATAATCTAAGAGAGTTAACAAAGGCGGAATTAGTTGATCTTGAGGATGTTAAGTTTAAAGTCCTTTGTAATCTTCAACCATATGAAGAAATTAATGAGGAAAAAATAGCTTTAATTATGGAAAATAATCCTACACTAAGTGAATCTCAAAAAACGCTTAAAACACAGTTAAAGGCCGAGTTTATTGAGCAAAATAATAAATCGCCTTCTGTAGATGAAATGCGTCAAATCAATAATTTAGTCTATTCATTTGATTTTTTTGACTAGAAATAACATAAATAGATTTTTTTGGCGTATTTAAAAATATAGAAAGGCTCTAATATATGAATATATACAAATACGAAATTGAAGACGGCATTGGTGATGCTATAGAGAAAGACAATTCTATTGCATTTACTTGCGATATTTTAGAGCAAAAAAAATTCAATCCAAATGAAGAAGAAATAAAGCGGTCTTTTGCTTTTTTAGGCGAAGGACAGGAAAAACAAAAAGATCTTTATTATCTTAATTCTATTCTAGTTTCAGCTGGATGGAATAAAAACGATGATGTATTTGGTGTTGAACAATTATGGGATGCAAGAAATACACCCGTAAATAAACAGTTTAATTACATGCATGATGATACTGATATTATTGGTCATATTACTGGCTCAATGATTGTTGATCATGACGGTAAAAGAATTGATAGATCTTCAGCTGAAGAAGAACTACCAGAAAAAATTGACATCATAACAAGTGCAGTCATTTATAAAACTTGGTCAGATCCACAAATGAGAGATCGTATTGAGGAACTTACTCAAGAAATAGATGAAGGTAAATGGTCTGTTTCAATGGAATGCATTTTCAATAGTTTTGATTATGCAATCGTTGGTCCAGATCAAGCTCAAAAAGTATTAGCTAGAACTGAAGAGTCTTCATTTTTAACTAAGCACTTGAGAGCATATGGTGGCACTGGTGAATATAATGGTTACAAGATAGGAAGACTTTTAAAAGGCTTTTATTTCTCTGGGAAAGGTTTAGTGTCAAAGCCAGCCAATCCAAGGAGTATAATTCTTAGCAAAGAAGTCGATCCTTTTAATAGTAAGGCAAATACTATAACGTTTAATAACTTTTTAACTGCTATGGAGAATCATAACATGAGTGATAATACCAAGCAGATTGAAGATTTACAGGCTGAATTGGAGTCCGTTAAGGCTGAATTTGAGACTGAAAAATCTACAATCGAAACACAACACGCTGATAAGTTAGCAGAAGTTACTTCCGCTAATGAATCCGTCCTCGCTGAAAAGGATCAGCTTATTGCATCTCTTGAAGCCAAGGTACAAGAATTAGAAGATTCTATTGCCGGTATGAATGGCGACAAGGAAAAGATGATGAAAGAAGCTGAAGCCTTTAAAAAGGGAATGGATGAAAAAGAAGAAGAACTAAAGAAAATGAAAGAACAGTACGCTGGCATGATGAAAGAAATGAAAGGCATGAAGCGTATGGCGTCTCTCGTTGAAGCTGGTGCTAATGAAGAAACAGCCGCCAAGATCATTGAAGATTTTGCAGAAGCAAATGACGAAATGTTTGGTGCAGTTGTTGCTCTTTTAGCTGACAAAGAACCAGCACCACAGCCGGAACCGGAACCACAACCGGAACCACAACCGGAACCACAACCGGAACCTGCTCCTGTTGATTTTGGATCAGAGGATGCAGAAGATGATGGCGAAGAAGCTGATGCTTCCGAGTTAGATAGTGTAGATGAAGTAGCTGAAGCTACTTTAGCTAATCCAGAGTCAGATCAAGAAAACCAAAATCTAGCAATTGCTTCTGCGGCTTCTTGGTTGCGTCAATCTGTATTAAAATCAACCAAAAACTTAACTAAGTAAATAGGAGTAATAATATGGCTCTTAAAGGTGATCGTAACGAATTAGATACTGAAGTAACATACTTCATGAATGAAACTGCAAGCAGAGGCGTTATCGCATCAGTAAGCACTCAGGGTTCTGGTGCTGCTATGGATAGTTCTTCCGCTGTAGCTACTGTGGCTGCTGACCCATCAGGCAAGGCTCCACTTGGTGTTCTCCTTAATGATGTTGTAAATATTGACCAAACTCGTCAACACCTTAATTGGCACAAAGACGAAGTTCAACAAGGTGGCAAAGTTACCATTCTAACGAAGGGTTTTGTTGTCACAGACAAGATTAGTGGCACACCATCCGCTGGCGATGTTGCTTATCTTGCTGCAAGTGGTCTTATTTCAGGCACACAGGCAACTGGTGCTCCTGCTGTTGGTCGCTTCCTTTCAACTAAGGACGCTGACGGTTACGCTAAAGTTTCTGTTAACCTTCCATAAGTAAAAGAATAGGAGAATACAAATATGTCATTTTTAACTAAACCAGACGCTGAATTCATTCAGCTTCTACAGCGTACAGCCAGCGATAACCGCGACGAATCTGCTGTTGCAATGGCTGAACTTGCTAAAGCAATTGAACTACCTCTTCGTGAGGGCATCATGGTTGGCGATATTGCCAGCAATATTTACGAGAGAATCGCTATGCCAGCTGGTAGCTCAACAGAGTTCCCACTTGACTTGATCTCTCCAGGTGAAGAAGCAGACTTCGTAGCTTACGTTGCTCCTGCTCATGGTCGTGTACCAGAAAGAACAGTCGAGGGCGACTATGTGATGGTTCCAACCTACACAATCGCCAACTCAATCGACTGGCTTCTTCGTTATGCTCGTGAAGCTCGTTGGGACGTTGTTGCTCGTGCAACACAGGTTCTTGAAGCTGGCTTTGTGAAGAAGATGAATGACGACGCTTGGCACACAATTCTTGCTGCCGGTGTTGACCGTAACATTCTCGTTTATGATGCTGATGCTGCCGCTGGTCAATTCACCAAGCGTCTTGTGAGCCTCATGAAGGTTGTTATGCGTCGTAACGCTGGTGGTAATAGTGCCTCAGTTAAGCGTGGTCAACTCACAGATCTCTATCTATCACCAGAAGGTGTTGAAGATATGAGAAACTGGGGTATCGACCAGCTAGATGAAACCAGCCGTAGAGAAATCTATGTTGCCAATGATGGTGCTGGTTCTGTTTCTCGCGTCTTTGGTGTGAACGTTCATGCTATTGACGAACTAGGTGAAGGCCAAGAATATCAGTCATACTACGCTGATAACCTTAGCGGTACTCTTGGTCCTAGTAGTGATGTTGAGCTTGTCGTAGGTCTTGACCTTGCAGCTAATGACAGCTTTGTTATGCCTGTCAAGCAAGAGGTCACAGTCTTTGAAGACCCAACTCTCCATCGTCAACAACGTGCTGGCCTCTATGGCTTTGCTGAAGTTGGCTTTGGCGTGTTAGACAACCGTAGAGTAATTCTTGGTAGCTTCTAAGAATAATTCTAGATGATTAGCGGGGAGTGGGTGGAAATTCCCCCACTCCCTGTTTTATTATAGCCTCTTTAGGAATTTGTTATGCCTCTAAAGCTTGTTAATAGAGTTAAGGAAACCACTTCAACATCAGGTAGTGGAACTATAACATTTGGCGGATCTCCGTATCTTAGTTATGCATCTTTTTCTTCAGCTTTATCTCAAGGCGATACTACTTATTACACTATTGTAAATGGTACTAATTGGGAAGTAGGCATCGGAACCTTTTCTTCTAATACGCTTTCAAGAGATAAGGTCTTTTCTAGTTCCAATTCAAATAATTTATTAAATTTGTCTGGTACTAGCTCTGTTTTTATAGCTTATCCATCGGAAAAAAGCATTTATAAGGATGAAAATGATCAAGTAATTGTTGGATCTTCTGGAATAATAATAGAAACTGGCCTCCCTTCAAACATTACAAATTCTTTGTACAATATTACCGGATCTTTATATTTTAATGGAGTTTTAATTGGTGCTGGTGGTTCTGGAGTTCAAGGTGCTCAAGGTATACAAGGAATACTAGGCTTACAAGGTTCCAGTGGTATTCAAGGAACACAGGGTATTCAAGGATTGCAAGGATTGGATGGTTTTATACCTATCGGTATATTGACAGAATACAATAGTGGAATATTAACAGAATCGTCAGTTGATATTCTTATTGATAGTGAAGGATTTATTGAAGGTTTACAAGGCTTACAAGGCTTACAAGGTCTACAAGGTGCCAGCGGTATTCAGGGCTTACAAGGTCTACAAGGTGCCAGTGGTATTCAGGGTTTACAAGGTTTACAAGGTGCTAGCGGTATTCAAGGAACACAGGGCATTCAAGGTGCCAGTGGTATTCAGGGTTTACAAGGTCTACAAG